GAGTGGCCGCTTGATCGTTTTTAAGGCCCGTGTCGGCCTTTATGTTTTCTAACTGGGCGTCCTGCATTTTTTGCGCGATTGCGCTTGCAGCAGCGGTGCTAGCCCCTTGAACGGCGGCGGAACCGACGTTCTGGGGAGTGTAGGAGGAGCCGGACGCAGAACCGGCGCCCCCTTGCTTGTAGGCAAGTATGGGGTTGAGGCCAGCTTTGCGCATGTCCTCCATCCCCCATTGATATTGATGCCGAAGTGTTTTTTCTTGGAATTTCTGCTGCGAAGCAGCAGCTTTTTTTGCGGCATTGTTTTGGAAGATGCCACCGAGCAGACTCGAGGCACCTCCAACGATTGATGAGAGAAAAGACATGATTTTTTCCTTTGGTTGGGCCTTTTTGTCTCATGCCCAGGAGGCTCTCTCTGAGCGTTCGGTTAGAAATGATCGATGAGACCGGGGACGCTATAAGTCGGCATTGGCCGAGCGCACCGATACTTGAAGTATCCATCGAATAGTATGTGCGGCTCATTTTGAACCGCGATAACGCGGTCGACCGGAGGATCGTCCTTGATGAAATCAAAGTTAAGAGCCGGAAGGGTGGCGAAGTCCTGGGCCAGGTGCCAGGTATCGAGAGTTTGAGGATACGCCGAACGGAATTGGCCGGTTACAATTGAAGGCTTGTAGCGGTACTCCGCATAACGTTCTTGATAGCCGAAAACGGCTTCATCGGCGTCGGAATCGCCAGACCCTTGCGCGTAGATTTCTTTATTCAGAATGGCCTGTTCGCCAATATGGGCGAGTGCAGGCCAGTAGAAATCAAAGCGAGTTGAGCGGCTGAACATTCTGTTCAAGCCTTGTTGGTAGTTTAGATCTGCACGGACGTTGACCAGTCCGATGATTGTGCAGTGCTCAGTGAAGGATTTGGTAAATCCGTGATTATTGAGGTTTAGGGTTCCAAGAGCCGCGAGATTACCCTGCGGCGACGTCGCGTCCGTTGAAGAAGTCTGAGCAACTGGATTGACGTTGATAGGTGACGAACCCCCGCCAAGGTATTCAGGTCGCTGGAGGCGACTGTCGGGTGATGTAACCCCGAAATGTGATTTGAGGATTTCAGTGTAGCGGGTGCCGCCTCGGGCGTCGCGTTCGTACAGTTTTTGGACTTGGAACGCCTGTCGGAGTTGATTGATTGTAGCAGCAGTTGCGGAAGTGAGATCGGCATATAAGCCCCCTTCTGGATCGAGTGACCAAGCATTAGAGTTTCGGGCGCCGAATTCACCAGCGACTGTTGTCGTACCTCCGGAAACGTCAGGAATCGGCTGGTTGTTGGAACCAGCCAAGTAGACGGACCATGCACCGGCACTATCGTTTCTCTCGATCGGTGCAGAGGTTCCTAAAGGAAGGTCAACTGCTGGGCCTTTTTGAGGCCAGGGGAGGGCGGAGGTGAAGTAATCGTGTCGTTTACCACGAACACGAAGTGAATAATCGACCGGGTTGTCGGGGCCATCGCCTTTGTCGACAGTGACCGACGCCTGGAGATTTTGATCTCTAAACCATTCATTGAAGATCAGGTTATAGGCCCGATGCCACATAGACGAATGTGTGAGCTCCGGAACGGCGGTCGGGATACCGAAATAGTCCGACAGTGAGGAGTAGGTGTAACCCCCGGCCGGAGAGGTCATCGTCGGAATAATGTAATCCGTACTGTCCTCCGGGTTATCTTGCTCGCCGTTGAAACGTTGCCAGTTTTCCCAGATTAGCCGATTCGGGACGGCAAAGAAGAATGTGTCGATGAACAGATTATCCATGAATGGATGGATAGGCGTAGCGAGACGGCCGAAGCCCGTCATGTCCAGGGACAGCGTATCGCCGGGGAGAGCTTCGTCAACGAAGATGGGGACGAGCCAACCTGCATTGAAGGTTGTCTTGACGCCATGTGAGCGATCGAAGGTCGATCGTGGAATGTCTGCTTTCGGAACTTCCGAAAAGCGATGAGACATTACTGAGGGATTTCTATTTGCCATTGCTCATGCCCTCCCGGAATTGGTCGACAGTAGTCATCCCAAGTAGTTCAAGGGATTTGACCACCTCTTCGCCGGAGAGAACAAGCCTGGGTGCTTTGTTACAGATGATTTTGCCGGTCTGGTCGTCGTATTCGCCCAGGTCGTAGAGGTGATAGTCAGCGGTGTTAAGCTGAAAGGGATGATCGGGCTGACGGCAAGCGTCAGAGAAGACTCGAAGCGCGATGCCTTCGGTCGACTGGTTAAAAGGGGGCATGAAGCATTCGGCTTTGTCATCAAAGACCGAGTATATACGGAATTTCATTTGAGTGTCCTTTTTAGTTGATTGAGCTTCGATTGAAGCACTGTTTCCCGAACGCGTAACCGTTCGGGGGTTTGATCGGCCGCGTTTTTGCGTGATGCGCGAACGCGGGCGAATTTCAGTTGTTCCATTTCCGCAGGAGATAGCAATTCGAAGAATTTGTCATATGCTTTTGGAGGCTTAACCGGTTTTCCGTTAATTATGACTTGATCGGAAGGGAACACATCGGAGGTCCATTTGTGGAACCATTTCTTACCGATGTTGCGGGATTGCTGAGTGTATTCTGGCTCACGGGTGTGAATCTCGCCGGTCTCCGGGCAATCCCAGGTGTAATGAGCTTCGGCTTTATCGCCGGTAATTTTGCTCATGATATAGCGTGCGACGTAGGCCGCACTTTGGAAGGTGACATCACCCACGGTTGTATTGCCGATGTTGCCATCGTCATCCGACCATAGCTGGTCGAGTTTTTCGGAAGTATAGAGTTTGACGCCGTTTTCTTCCTTGTAGAAGACTCGGTCGTCGAAGTCATGATTGAAGATGCACGCGTGATAGTGGGGCCGCCCGAAAGTTTCGCCGTACTCGCCGCACATGTAGTAGCGGATTGTATGCGGGTACTTCTTTCGGAAGCGTTTCATGAAGAGGACAAAATCACGATGACGAACCGACCGGTTAGCCGGCAGGTGATCGTCATCGTAGGTCAGTGTGATGAAGCAGTTTACCGGATAGGTTTCTGCCTCGTGTAGGCAACGCATCGCCCATTGGCGCGAGCGTTCCAGTCTGCATCCACTGCACTGTCCACAAGGTATTGTGACAGGTTGATCGGCGTACGCGCCCGAGGGATTGAAGACAATCTTGCGTTTGCCTTTTTGGGTTCGCTCGGTGCGGCTGTAGTAGCCGGTGAGTGGGTGGAAACATGCCATGTCGGATGGCTACAGCCTGATGCCGCCACGCATAGGATTACCACGAGTATTTTTCGGGTGTGTTCCATTGCCTCTCCTGAAGTTTTTACGGGAAGATTTGCGTGACATTTTTGAACGTTTTTTCATAGTCGTTTTTGCTCCTTTTTGGGGGGGTGGTGTCACCGGGATCAGTTACACCAAGGGGCTGAACTGATCCCGCTGCCGTTTTGCGGCAGTTTTCAGCCAGATTCGGTGGCTGTTTTGGGGTCTGCTTTCGCAGACGTTTTTTTTGAAGAGTCGCCTGTCGGCTCGGCTGGGGATTTCGGCTTCGCCTCAATGTCGCTTCGCTCGGGTTTTGATGGGGAGATGAGCCCGAGAGATTCGGCCTCTTCTCGGTTATTGGGGTCCTCGATAAATTCGAGGAAGTCGCCTGCGTCGTTGTTAAATCGCAGGCGGATTTTTGATGGCAGAGCCATGAAGGCAGCGTCCGCTGCCATGACGCGGTTGAGTGACGAATGATAATCGTCCGCGTGTGTGTAGTCTCCGTAGGAGCCTTGAATAGTTTGTGTGTGTGTAACGAGGCCTGTGGCTTCGTATTTTTTCATGATTGTGTTGATGTCGCATTCGGCCTGGAACGATTGCTTCGCCATTGTCGGGTTAGGAAAGTGAGTCCGTATTGGCTCGCTAGGATCGTATGGGCCTTTGATGCGACGGAGTGGTATTTTTGACATTGTGTTTTACCTTTTTTTGTTTTTGGCACGACGACGAGCGTCGATAGATTGCCAGGAGTTTGATTGCATACCTTTGCGGTATGAAGCACCGGGACCTTGGAAAGCCCGGTGTGCAGAGCCTAGTCCGAAAGTTTCTCGGCCGCGTTCGATATAACGCATGATTTGACCGATTTGGCTTTCATTAAGACGTAGGTCTGTTTCGGCTTTAGCGGCAGCAGCCTTTGCCGAATTTGCTTGGAAACCGAGCAATGCGGTTTCCTGGTTGGTTTTGCCGGTTTGGGCGGCAGATTGTGCAGCAGCCATGCGGCTTTGCAGTTGTAGAGCGGTCTGAGTGGC